TTATTGTTTGGTATAAAGTTCTACATGTCCGTCCTCGTACATCAATTTCATCTTATTGTCAGATATGTTATAATAGTACGTTTCGGGTGAATTATCTCCAAAATCAATAATAAACTTATCCTCCTTATCATCCATTGTATAAGTAAATGGGTCTGAATTGGAAGTGTTGTCATGTATATTCACTGACTCCCAACGACCAGTGTTATCACTGTAAAAAGTGATAATCTCTTTATATCCTTCATCTGTGATATAAACCCAACTACCAACAATGGGAGAAACATCTTGGGTTTCAGAGATTGTGCCGTTCTCAATATTTAGGTAAAATGTATAATCTTTCTTCGTTCCGTCATAATATAAGAGGTCTAATTTGTACTTCCATATATTGGTGGAATTGTCAAGTAAAGTGCATTCTCTCTTGGTGTCAGAGAAAATTTCAAACGGAAGTTTATGCTTCGTGTACCAAACGTTCTTATATGTTTTATAATTAATTCTTAACGCACTGATTTGTGTTAGAAAATCATCAAAATTAACATCAACATTGACGCTAACAGATTCTTCATAAGAAATAGGTGTTCCTCCTACTGCGCCATTGTTTATTTGGCTAACATAAAGTGTATCTCCCATGTCGTTATAGCAACAATTCCCAACGAACACAGATTCCTTGTACCAATCAGTAATATATGCACGATAGTCGTTTTTTATTTCTTTGAGCGTTGGAAAATCCAGTGTAAGCTGCCCCCTAAAACCAAGCGATTCTGCCCCCTTGTGCTAAAATAATCCTACCCCCTTGATTCCAATATAAAAATACCCCTGCTTGGCAATGCCCGGCAGGGGATTTTTCGTAGATTTGATTCCCGTCTTGACCGGTGGGATAAAATCATTTCTACTATGACAACAAAGATAGCAAACATCCTCCAATGTTACGCATTGGGGATGGGGATAAAGCAGATAAGCAGGAGCTTTGAGCTTTCCCGCAACACGGTGCGCAGATATGTGCGCCTGTTTCAAGAGTGTGGTATACCGATAAAGGAGTTGGCCGCCATGCCTTCCGCTCGCATCCAGGAAATGTTCTCTGAAGGTGTTGGCCGTAACAGGGAACCGTCACAACGCCAGCTTGAGCTTGAGGCACTCCTTCCTGAGTATGCTGCCCGGCTTAGCCGCCGAGGCGTAACAGTGAAAACCCTGTACGAAGAGTACCGCGAGACCCATCCTGACGGATACAGACATGCCAGTTTCGGCAACTATCTCATGCGTTACCGTATGGTGACACATGTCGTAGGCCATGTCGAGCATTATGCCGGAGACCAGATGTATATCGACTTCGCCGGTGACAAACTGGAAGTCGTTGACAGTGAAAGCGGTGAATGTCGCAGCGTTGAAGTGTTCGTGGCCATACTTCCGTGCAGCCACTATACCTATTGTGAGGCGGTCTGGTCCCAGTCAAGACAGGACTTGATTAAGGCGTGTGAGAACGCGCTTCATTTTTACGGCGGGGTTCCGATGGCGATCGTACCAGACAACCTCAAATCGGCGGTAACCCGCAGCGACCGTAACGAGCCGGTAATCAACGAGGAGTTTGCGGCATTTGCCGAACACTACGGATGTACCGTATACCCCACACGGGTACGTCATCCAAAGGACAAGGCCTTGGTGGAGAATGCCGTGAAGCTACTTTACCGATCCGTCTACGCTGACATCGAGGGTCTTGTATTCCACTCGCTGGAGTCTCTGAATGCGGCCATATCCGAATCGCTCTCGGCCTTCAACGGACGCAGGATGAGCGGGCGTCCCCAGTCCAGACGGGAACAGTTCGAGCAGATTGAGTCCGACTGCCTCCGCCCGCTTCCCGCCATACGCCATCAGATGAAAGAGCGACGCTCCGCAACAGTAATGCGTAACGGCTATGTCACCTTCAGGCTTCACCATTACAGCGTACCGAAAGAGTATATAGGCAAACGTGTCGAGATTGTCTATGATGCGGACACGCTGGAAATATATCATGGCCTGCGTCTGGTGACCACACACCAGCGCGATGACACGCCATACTCCTATACGACCAAGGATGCCCACGGACTGCCCGGACGTCATGGAAGTTATGAAAAGGATCTGGAACAGATTTACGAACGGGCCGGCCAGACAGATAACGTCCTGCTGCTGTATCTGCGCAAGGTGGCGGAACTCAAGAAGTATCCTCCCGCGGCGTTCCGTTCATGCAGAGGCATCATGGCGTTGGAGAAGACCTTCGGGCTGGAACGGTTGGTGGCGGCAAGCGCATGCGCCACGCAACTGCGCCTATACGGATATCAGGAGATAAGGCGGATCCTTGAACGCGGGGATGATGCAGACTTCCTGTCAAAAGACGACATTGACGATGAGGTCCCCGTAACATCTATCCACAAAAACATCCGCGGAGCAGCCTACTTCGCACAATTAAAACATTTAAATAGAGACAACAATGGAAACAAATAATCTTACTGCACCGATAGCTGTCGAAAAAGACCGCAACACGTTGACAATCGAACTGATGAACCGTATGAAGCTGCACGGCATGGCCGCCGCCTTCACTGAAAGCCTAACCTCCACTATGGCAGAAACAATGACAATCGACTCTTTCCTGCACATGTTACTTGCCAGGGAATGGGACTACCGTGCCAATGCAGCCATCCAACGCCTTATACGCGGGGCGGCGTTCCGCTACAAGGCCTGCCTCGAGCAGATAGACTATGCAATCCCGCGTGGCCTTGACCGCAATCAGATGGAGCGGCTTGCATCGCTGGAGTTCATCCGCAAGGGACAGAACCTCTTCATCACAGGGTCATCCGGTACCGGGAAGAGCTTCCTTGCCACAGCAATGGGGTATGAAGCCTGCAAGAAGGGCATACGGACATATTATGCGAATGCTCCGAAACTTATGGGTACGCTTAAGGTGGCAAAAGTAAAAGGCACACTGGAATCGGAACTCAAGAGAATCGAACGGAGCACGCTGCTCATATTGGATGACCTCTTCCTTGTGAACCTTGATGCCAAGGAACGACCCATCCTGCTCGATATAATAGAGGACCGACATGGGCGCAAGTCCATCATCATCACCTCGCAACTGCCAACGGACAATTGGTATGATGCAATCGGAGACCCTACAGTAGCAGATGCCATTATGGATCGTATTATACATACGGCGCACCGGATTGAGCTGACAGGAGAAAGTGTCCGTAAAATGGCTGCATACAGAGGGAAATAAACTAAAATAATAATAACCCCATCGGTCAAGACTTTTTAAGGGGGCATTGTTGAATGTTTTAAGGGGGCAGAATCGCTTGGTTTTAGGGGGCAGCTTACACTGGATTTTCCAGGCGTGATTCCATTCGGTTTCACGCCTTTTTTATACCATTTTACGACAATCGTTTTATTGTCGTGTATCACCTATCTGATAATTTTTCACCTTCTTTATAAATAACGAAATTTACCGTAGAAATTTATAAATCAAATTCATACGGTATGACAATCTTAGAACAAATCTTGGCAGGGCTGCAACAGAAATTCGCTGGGGTGGACACTGCTATCTTAACCCGAATTGCCACTAAGAAGGCAGAGGGTGTAACGGACGAGACAAAGGTAAACTCCATTATTGAGGGTATCAGCTTTTCGGACGTGCTTAATTCCTATGGTGATTTCCGTGCCGGGGATGCTTCCAAGACCGCAGTTTCCAACTACGAAAAGAGGCATAACCTTAAAGACGGTAAGCCAATCGAGACTACCACTACTACCAAAACGGAAGAGAATAAAGACGATGTGCCTGCATGGGCGCAAGCTTTAATTGATTCCAACAAGAGCCTTTCCGACAAGCTAACACAGTTTGAAGCGGAAAAGGCTCAAGCAACACGTAGCCAGCAGATTTTGGCAAAGGCAAAGGAGTATGGTATTCCCGAAAACTACGCCAAACGATGCGCCATTAAGGACGATGAGGACTTGGACGCATACTTCAAGGACTTGAAGCAGGAGTTCGCAAATGACGGCTTCAAAGGCGTAACCCCTCCCGAATCAGCGGAAGCGAAGATTGAGAAAGAATCTGAATCTATCGCCAAGATGATTGATGAGGGAACGAAAACTATTGTTGAACAAAACAAGAATTAATTATGTCAGCAGGATTTAAGTATGACTTGGTTCCGCCCGTTGAGCAAGAGGAACGCTACGATGTCCAGACCGGCATTCGTAGACGTGGTCCGTTCAAACTTGATACGCAGAACCTGGTAGTGGGAAGTTTTCTTCCCGGATTTACACCGATTTGTGCGGACTTGAAAAACAAGTTCGCTTATGCGGTAATCAATGTGAGAGTTGCGGAAGCCTATACCACTGGTGGAGAGGCTTTGTCTATTAAAGTAGCTAAGAACTCTTTGGCTTATGTGGGTATGTTTGTCGGAAACGGCAAGAAAGGTGCAGAAGTAACGGCAATTGATAAGTCTAATGCCGGTTATGATGTATTGACTATCAAGACTGCTTTTGGTGAGAATATCGCCAAAGATGCTGTATTATTCAATGCGGTTGCAGTTGATGGTTTAAAGCAAAAGCATGTGGCTAATTCGGCTCTGTTTAACCGTACAAAGGTTGAGGACGGAATCACATTGGTTTCATTGCTTCGTACAGCCGCAGAAATTGAACCCTCAAAATTGGTTATGCCGTTCTCCGAGAACGATAAAGCCAACATGAAGGGATGGTTTGAATTTAACGAGTAAGGAGGTAGGATATGTTTTTAACGATTCAAACATTATTCGATGATGCGAACATTGTTTCCGCTATCATCAGACGTGTGAACCAGACACGCAAGGACACAATCTATTGGCAGCAGTATCTTACTTTCCGCAGAGTAACTACTCGTGTGTTCAAGGATTATATCGGTTCTGTAACCGGAGTTATGGCCGGCTCTATCAATTCACGTTTTGGAGAGAAACCCATCCGTGAACGTCGGAACATCGGTTCCGGATATGGTGAGATTGCCTATTTGGGTGATGCTTATCAGATGTCTATTGACCGTCTTTCCGAATTACAGGATTTGATTGACAAGTTCAATGCAGCTAAGCCAGCCGACCAAAAGGCTGCAATGGAAGAGATTGTAAACTTCCTGGCAGACGACTACCGTCAGATTACCCTTGCTGCCCACAAGCGTATGGATATTATTGTCGGTGCGCTGTTGATGCTTGGTGAAGCCACCGTTTACAACAAAGACGCTGCAATCACTTCCGGTCAGACCAATAATAAACTGCTGGAGATTACCCTTCCGTTCAATTTTATCAAGCCTAAAAGTGGAGATGTGGTTGTGGACGGAAAGAATATGTTTATCTCTTATTTGAGAGAGAAACTTCATTCCTTGGCACCGGACTATGGCGTTTATGCCAAGATGGTTATGACTCGTGCATCTTTCAACAAGCTTATTCTTGGTTCATCTGAATTTGGTGAGCAGTACAAGATGATTCTTGGTTCTAATGAGATGAAGTTGAGTACGGGATTGGTTTCCTCTTCTTTGGCTTCCGAAGTGTTCACCGGCATTGGTCTACCTCGCATCGAAATCAAGGAGGACTACGTGAAAGACCAGACGGGAAAGAATGTGCAGATTTACGCGGATAACCGTATTACTCTGTTACCTTCTGACAACATTGGTTATATGCGCCATCATACCCCGTATGAAGCGACAGACCCAGTACAAGGACGTACTTATATCCCGTCAGAGGGGCAGATGCTTATCTCTAACTACCGTGACAAAAACGGTCGCTACATGGAATATACGGCAGAGTGGATTCCGCAGATTTCCAATCCAGATTTGATAACCAATTTCGATTTGAGCGAAATTGCATCCATCCAATCAGCATAAGGAGGTAGGATATGAAAGTAAAGGTTATATCAGTTTTCCGCGACAAGTTCACCGGAAAGTATTATACTCCCGGTGAAGTGATTGAAGTCGGTGAGGAAGCCCGTGTGCTGGATATGGAAAGCCGCAGACTTGCTGAACGGATTGAGGCAAAAAATCCCGAAGTGAAAGCTCCTGAAGAAAAGAAAGAGGTGAAAATTTCCCTCTTTGAAAAGGAGTTTGAGAAGAAGGCTTTGATTGATGCTTTGAAGTCTATCGGTGCGCAGGCTTCCGGCAATATGAAAGAGGAAACTCTTTTGGCTAAGGTTGCAGAACTGGATGAAGAATCAACAGCCAAACTGAAAGAAGCATTAGGGATTGAGGCATGACAGTAAATGACTACATACAGCAAAGGTTTCAGACCTTCGACATCCAGTTGTCAGAGGCTGACTTTTTCGATATGTGTCTGAACGCGAATATAAGCGGAGAGGATGAGATGAACGAGGATTGCCACGGTCGTGTCTCTGTGGCGATTGCGAAGTTCATCCCCTCTCTATTACTCCGTGCCACTTCAATCAGTGAAGGCGGTTTTTCTATGTCTTGGAACATTCAAGGCATTAAGGATTACTATTCATTTCTGTGTAAGCAGTACGGCTTGAAAGACGAACTGAGTAACAAACCTAAAGTGACTTTCTTATGATATTCGCTCCCCACATATTGCAGGTTAAGGTTATCACCCCGATGGATAAGGATGAGTTCGGCAGACCTATTCCCGGCACAGGTGGTGAGAGCTGGCAGGATATATGCAGATGCCGTTGTGATGATGTGAGTGCGGAAAAGAAAGTATCTATCAATGGTGCTTTGTATGATTTCAAGTACAAGGTAGTCTTTGACAAGCCGTCAAAGGTTGAAGCAGGTGCAGAGGTTCGTTGTTTGAATGTCGATGGAAGCATAAGAGGTGAAGGAGTTGCTAAAAGCCCTTTGGAAACAAACTATTTTTCCTACAGAGTAATATGGTTGGAATAGATGCAGACTTTTCGGATGTTGACCAGTTCTTTGAGGACGGAACAAGCGAAGTCGTTGCTGGCATGAAAGAAGAGGGAGAGGCATTTGTTGAAGATGCAAAAGCTACCGGAAACTATCAAGACCACACAAAACATTTGAGAGAATCGAATGATTATGAGGTTAATGAAGATGGCTTAATTCTGAAAAACGAAGCTGATTATGCTTCATTCGTGGAATCCAAAGGATTTGAAGTTGCAGGAAGTGCAGCGATAAGGACAGAAAAAAGATTGAAAGATAGATTTGAACGATGATAGTAACCACCGACATAGGAAACATCCTCTACCGGGACTGCAAGATTTTCGGAATAGACATAGTACCAGCAGGAGAAACGCTGACGGGTGAATTGAAGTCCGAAAGGATTGTCATCCACACGAAGAAACAACAGACGGGAACTTATTGGAAGAAATCTTTCGCAGAAGTGAATCTATGTGTACCCAATTTAAGCGAGAATGAAGCGAACACAATCCGGCTTAACGAACTTGAAAGAAAGGCTGGCAAGCTGTTTGATGATGTAGTAAGCACCTATGATGGTATGACATATCGTTACTCTATTGATTCTATCGGTACAGAAGCGGACACAGCTTTGAAGTGTCATTATGTGAATGTGAGAATTTTGTTTAATGTATTAAATGTAAAATGATATGATTACAGCAGTAGAAATTGACGAACTGTATTATGCAGAACCGATTAAAACGGTTACTACTCCAGCTGCCGGATTAACAGGCGCAGAAGTAGCCACCATCTTGAAAAACGCAGCAACGAAGCGGGTCAAGAATGTGCATGGTGACACGTATCAATACGAAGAAGCAGAGGCAAGTGTAACTCGTTACAAAAACGCTTTGACTGGTGAGTACTACCGGGAAACGTCTGAACCGGGTGAGGTGAAAATCAACTTCACCATTGGTGAGTATGATTATGCTACAAAGGCTGATTTACAAGGTGGTAAAGCCACAGAAAAGAATTGGGAAAGAGGCAAGTATAAGCCTATTCATAAATGTGTGATTGGTAAAACCAAAGACGGAGTTTATGTTGTGTTTCCGAAAGCGGCTATCAATGCCCGTGGCTCTAATACCGATAAGGCTGTCGGATTGGCTGTTTCGGCCGTTCCCCTTTCCACAGGTGTAGATGGATTGGCTTCCGAAAAGTGGTTTGACGAATCGGAAGTTGTAGTGCCGGAAGGTTGATAATTTTTCAGTAAAAGGATTGTTTTCAGATGGCGGTGGGTGGTTGCTCACCGCCTTTTTAATTTAATGTTATGAATAATCAAGCAGCAAAAACGGTTTCTGATGCCCTATTAGGGCTGGATTTTAAAAATGTAGGGATAGGTGGAATCGTTTATACCATCAAACCGCCTACAATTAAAGTTATCTGTCGTGCCATTCATCATTTTTCCAATATCGCCCTGCGAGGAGATAATATCATGGAGGCTATTAAAGAGCTTCCTAAAGCTACTGAAGATATGCTGAAAGGTATTTCTTGTTTCATCTGTGGCAGTGAGGAGCTGGCTGAAAATTTAGAGAACGGGACTTTTGAAGAAGTTAGGAATGCCTTGGAAGTCTGTTTCTCTATGATGGATATATCGGCTTTTCAGTGTGTCAGCTCGATGAGGAACGTGTCGATGCTGGCAGCAAGACCGAAACAGTAGGAAACACAACGTTCTTCGGGCAGATAGCCCATTTGATTGACACGCTTCATCTGAGTTATACAGAAGTGTTTGAGGTTATCCCTTATCGGAATCTGCTGATGATGCAACGGGATAAATTACACGCAGTATATGGTGGTCAAAAAGTGAATAGAATCAGTGGTAAGGAATTGGCTAATCGTAGGAAAAAGAAATAGATATGGCGAAATTATATTTTAAGGTAGGTAGTGACTGGGAAGAAGTTGTAAGGCTCCGTAATGAAATTGTGAAGTTAAAACAAGAGTTAATGAGCATGGATGGCACGCAGTCTCCTGCTGCTTTCAAGGCTTTAAATGTCCAACTTGCTGCATCTAATCAAAGGTTGGATGAGTTGGTAACTAATGCCGCTAAAGCTGGAGCAGAGATGGAAACGGGATTCAAAAAAGGTATATACGATGGCGAAAAAGCTGTCAATTCCTTATCCGAAGAGATCATTAAACAAAAAGACATCATACGTGAGACACAGAATGATGTTTCAATGCTTACAGAACAATATAAGAAATTAGGAAAGTACGACCCTAAAAGACAATCTTTATCAGATGAATTAAACCGTGCAAAGGCAGCATTAGGTGTAGATACTAATTGA